AGACAATTTTTTTAAAATAAAATGTATAATTTGACAAAAGATAAAAAATAATGTATATTTGTTGTGTAAATTAAGAGTAAAACTCGGCAAGGAGTTGAAAGATGAAAACTTTTGGAAGAAAAACAATTTTTGCTAACTATACGGAAGAACAATTGTTAAAGGGAACGGAAGAAGAACAAAAAAGCAAAATTCTTGACATTTTACAAAATAGCGTAGAATTACACGAAAAGAACAAGGCGGACACCATTTATTTACAAAATTATTTATATGGCGACCAAGACATAAAAGACAAAGTAAAATTAACAAGAACTGATATAAATAACAAAGGTGTAGAAAATTGGGCTTGGGCTTTTCAAGATTGGAAAAAAGCATTTCTTTTAGGGAAACCAATACAATATGCTCCACTAGATGATAAAGCTAACGAAGAAATAACGCAATTAAACAATTATGTTAATTATGAAGACAAAGACCAACTAGACCAAGACATATATGAAGATATATTTACTGTTGGTCGTGGCTTTAGATATGTAAATGCAAGCCCAATAAACGAAGATGATGAATCTCCAATAGAATTACTTAATTTAGATGTAAAGAATACCGAAGTCGTATATTCTAGTTCCATAAATCACGAGCAATTATTAACTTTTGTTGTAACAAGCAAAAAATACATAGTACAAGAGGTTGATCCAAACACGGGGAAACCTGCCAATGTGCCAAGAAATTACAACGAATATAATGTTTATACAAGAAACAAATTATATGTAGTTAATGACAAAGAAGGTTGGAATTTAAAATCATTTACCGATGAACAACCAATTATACATAATTGTCATATAATTACCGAATATTATTTTAATAGGAAAAGAATGAGTTTCTTAGAAATATGCAAAGACATTTTTGATGACATTAACTATGTAGAAAACCTTGACAAAGATGATATAGAAGGTTTTGTAAATGCAATAATGGTGTTTACAAACGCCGAAGTAAACAAAGAAGCAATGGAAGCTATCAAAGAGTATGGAGCGGTATCTATTAAATCTACCGACCAAAAGAAAGCAAGTGTTGAATTGTTACAATCAAGGTTAAAATCACTTGATACACAAATTTATTATTTAAGAAAGTTAAGTGCCTTACATAGCATATTAAGTGTTCCTCAAGCAACTAGCAACGGAGATTTAAGCAATGCGGAAACGGGTAAAGGTTTCTTGACAGGACAAGGTTTTACAAGTGCAAGTGTAAGAGTTGAAAATGAAGAAAAATCATTTAAGAAATGCGATAGAAATTCATTAAAAGTTATTTTAAAAATATGCAAAAGTAAAGATGCAAGTCAAATCAAGAATTTAAAAGTAAGTAATATAGATATTAAGTTTAGTAGAGATTTAAGCGATAACTTGTTGACAAAGACACAAGCATTAATAAATCTTGCTACGGCTCAAATACCTCCTGAAATTAGGAATGCGGTTGTTGGTTTGTTTAGCGATCCCGTAAGCGTTACTAAATTACAAGAAGCATTTATAGCGGAGCAACAAAAATTAAAACAAGAAATAGAAGCTAAAAAAAGTAGTAACAACGAAGGCGGAATTAACGAGCAAAATAACGACATACAAGATTCAACACAAATAGAAAATCAAGGGCAATAGCCCTTTAATATGGGTTTAGTGTAACGGAAGCACGGCAAGCTCCAACCTTGCTAGTTAGGGTTCGAATCCTTAAACCTGTGCCATATTGCTAGTTGGTGAAGCGGAAACACAAGCGGCTTTGAACCGCTCATTCGGTAGTTCGAATCTATCACTAGCAACCAATTTATAGCTTTAACATTTGTGAGCTTACAAATGTAAATATAAATCATTCTCTAAAGGTTTTTGTTAGTTACCGTAAAAAACTATCGTTAAGAAGGAGATGAAAATATGAACAGAGATGAAGCAAAAAAAATATTAGGAGAGAACGCAACCGAAGAACAAATTACAAATTTTCTAAACAATTATCATTTAAACGAAAACGCAAAAATTAAAGATTTGCAAGACCAACTAAACACATTAAAAGATGAAAATAGTAAGTATAGCGATTATGACACAATTAAAACTAAATTAAATGAAATTCAACAAGCAAATATGAGCGAACAAGAAAAAATAGAACAAATGAAGAAAGAAACGGAAAACAATTTGCGTGAATCTAGAATAATTGTTAATACCGCTAAAGCAAAAGAAATTCTTGCGGGTGAAAATATCGATGAAAAATTGATAGCAAGTTTAGTTGATGATAATTTAGAAAACACAATTGCGAAAGCGACAATGTTTAAGCAAACATTAACAAATCTAAAAGATAGCGTTGCTAAGCAAACAAAAGAATCTTTGGTAAATGTGGACTTAAAACCTACTATTTCAAATGTTAATCCAAATCAAGATGAAGTAATGACTTTGGAAAAATTTGGCCAATTAAGTGCCGAAGAACAAAACAAATTCATTACGGAACATCCTGAAGAATTTGAAAAATTATAAAAAGAAGGAGAGAAAAATTAACTATGGAAAAATTTAGAGATAAGATTTTCAATGAACAAGTATTTGAAAAGTATTTAAGAACTTTACCAAGTACAAAAGAGAATAGTCTAATCAAAAATGGTCTATTTACAGTAGTAAACAAATATGGTGCTAAGTTAAAAGACCAAACAGGTGGATATGCTATCGAAGAACCAATTAAAGGTAGATTAGGTGGCACACCTTCAAATTACGATGGAGATACTAATATTTCAAAAGGAACTGAAAGAATTACATTCCATCAAAGAAAAATTGCTTATGGTAGAGCAAAAGCTTGGGGAGAATATGATTTCGCAAGCGATATAAGTGGAACTAACTTTATGGCTGAAGCTCAAGAAGTTAAAGATTATTGGGATGAACAAAGACAAGGAGTTGTATTATCAATTCTTAAAGGTATCTTTGGAATGACTGGTGGTGTAAATGGTGAATTCGTAGAAAAACATACATACGATGTTAGCGAAAGTGCCGTTAGCACAAATTTAAGTGCGGATGCTATGAATAGAGCAGCACAAAAAGCTTTAGGAGATCATAAAGCAAAATTAGATATTATATTTATGCACAGTGTAGTATCAACAAATCTTGAAGGATTAAACCTAATTGATTTCTTGAAATATACTGATAGCGATGGCATTCAAAGAGATTTAACAATTGGAACATTTAACGGAAGATTAGTTGTAGTTGATGATGATGTTCAAGAATTAACAGGTTATGAAGAAGCAACAAGTGCAACAACAGGTGCTTTGCTAGTAGTTAGTGGAACACCAAGTGCTGGCCAAGTTAAACTTAGTGATGTAAAAGCTAGCGATTACTATCCTGAAAGTGTTGCGGCTAATGATTATGTAGTTGAAACACATAAATACATTTCTTACGCATTCCAAAAAGGATTCTTTGAATATGAACCACTAGGCGTTGAAAGACCAAGTGAATTAGTAAGAGATGCTTATACTAAGGGTGGCTTCACCGATTTAGTAACAAGAATAAGAGAAATCATTGTTCCTTATCTAATTTCTTACAAAGGAACTGGTAGTGTATCACCAACTAATACTGCACTAGCAACAGGTTCAAATTGGGAACTTGCTAACGATGGTGCTGATGAAGACAAAGTTTATGTTGATGGAAAACTAATTCCAATAGTAAGAATTATCTCAAGAGGATAATTGCAAAGGAGAAATAACTTATGGATAGCGAAAACACACAATTAGAATTATTGCAAGAAAGAATAGAGTATAATGTCAATATTTTTGGTGATGAAGAAACCTACGAAAAGGTGTTAAATAGATTGCTAGAAGATAGTAAATATATAGCACTATCCATAAGGTTTCCTTACCAAGATTATTCAAATATGGAGTTGCCTTCTAAATATAAAAATTGGCAATTAAGGTGTTGCCAAGAAATATATCAAGGCATAGGCACGGAAGGTATTAAATCTTATGCCGAAAATGGATTATCTTGGACTAGAGATAGTGGTTATATATCTTACGAATTAAGAAGCGAAATTGAATCAATTGTTGGCTATATAATGCCAAAGCAAGAAACAACGGAAGAAAACGAAGGTGATTAGTATGTTTAAAGCACCTAATCATATATTTCAAAATTGGAACAAAGATTTATATATTGCAACCAAAAAGGAAGTTGTTTTAGATGATTACGAAAACGAAATAATCAAATACAATACTCCATTCTATTTTGGGAAGGTTAATTATCAACCTTTAACAAAAAAAGATTTGGAAGCATATTATAAAGCTTATGGTGAAACTCAAAATAGCATAATTAGTTTGTTAATAGATTATACCGAAGATAATAAATTTAAAGCATTTGATGTAGCATACTTATACGGAGCAACGCCTGAAGGCGAAGCCGAAAACGGCGACAATGCAAATTATATTGTAAGGTCGTATAAACCACAAAATACAAAAATAATGGTAATATTTGAAGAAATTGTAAAGGAGGAGAACAATGGAAATACCTAAAGTAAAAGTTAGAGATATTCGCAATGGTGCGATATACGAGGTAAGAAAATCTTTGGCTAGTGATTACATTGGAACTGGAGATTTTGAATTAGTAAAAGATGAAAAGGAAGAAAAAAAACCTAACCTTTTCAAAAGCAATGATAAATAATGTTAAAAGTTGATTGTGAAGTTAAGGGCTTAAAAGAACTTGAAAATAAAATTCAATACATTAAAAAGCTAACACAAATGAAAACCAACAAATCTTTTCAAAAATTTATACAAGATAAAGTAATGGAAGCATTGGTATATGTTATGGAACAAAGATTAGGAACTTGGTTTACAACAAATGATGAAAGTATAGATTTATATAGGAGTAGTAATCACATAAAAGAATTAGATGATGGTTTTATACTATATAACGATGCCAAAGTTCCCGCCGAAGTTAATGGCGTGCAAAATAATCTTTCCAACTATCCAAATGGTGAGTTTAGTATTGCAATGGCATTTGAATACGGAGTAGGCATTATAGGAATGTCAACGGGAAATCCAAATGCTTGGGAATACAATGTAAACGATTACAATTTTGGTTGGGTTTTACCTAATTCCGTTGCGGAAATGTATGGATTGCCAAAAGGAAGAGAATTTGCGGGTTATCAAGGATTTGAAATATTTAGATATACAATAGAAAGAGTAAAACAATATTTACCTAAATGGGTAGAAGAATATTTTAGGCAAGAAAGAGGTGCGGAACAATGATTGATAAATATGAAGAAATTTATGCAAGATTCAAAGATTACATAGAAAGTAATTCACAATACAATGCCAAAGTTGTTAAATACAACACAAACACCTCGACCTATTTCCCCATTGTTACTTGTGTTTTAGATGACAACAAAGACACCGATAATTGCACAAACGATAAAATAGAGTTTTATGAAGCCCATTATTACACTATAAACATTTATACTAAGGATCAAAATAAGACAGTTACAAATGTTGTAAATGGCGAAGAAACTAGCCAAAATGTAAAAGTTGCTTCGCAAGTTATAAATAATGAATTAACAAAGATGACTATACAATTCTTTGATAAATTAAATATGAAAAGAACCCTATGCAAATACACACCAAACATCGATACGCAAGTCTTACGAAGAACAATTAATTATCAATGTATGATAGGTAATGTAAGGGGAAATATAATAAGGAGATGAAATAATGGATTTTAATAGCATTGAAGATAGAGCTTTAAGTGAACATCGTGGTAGTGCGTTATTAATGAAGAAAGCAAGCGGCAAATATTCTATCTTATTGCCACTTGAAGGCACAGGCGAAAATGGATCTGCACCAAACCAACTAGATAAAACCGCTATTGGTAATAGACAAGCAACAAGTGTTGAAGGTAGAACTGAAAACCCTCAAAAACAAATGCCATTCTTCGCACATAGAGATAATATCAACATTCTTGAAGATATTAAAGGCGAGAATCACGAGTTCTTAAGATTACTTCCTGATTTTACAGGATTCAAATATAGTGGAACTATCAATTATATGTTAAACAACACGGATGTTGGTTCACTAGAACAAGGACAAATTACAATTACACCAACAAGCACCGATGAATATGTAGAAAATTGTTATTCTTTAGTTGAAGATACAGTAGTATTTACAAACTCAATTGATGAGGTTGTTACTTTAACGGGAACGGCAAGCAAATCAATTACACTTTCACCAAACCCTGCCGATGCAACATTAGCTGCTGCTAGTGCGGCTACGGGTGTTGCGACAGCTGCCATTGCAAACAAAGTATTAACTATTACTGGCGTAGCGGCAGGAAGTGCAATTGTAACAATTACCGCTTCTAAAACAAATTATGCAACATTTAAGAGAACAATATTAGTAATTGTAAAATAACTATAAAGGGAAATAGGAGATAATTATAATATGAAAAAAAATGAAATAATAGAATTAAATGGTGTAGAATATACACTAGAATTAAATAGAGATAGCTTTTTACAAATAGATAAGATTTGTAATGTGCAAAAATCTATGGAAATCATTCAAAAAGGGTTATACGAATATGTCGATGAAATAGATGACAACTATAACCCTTTGGAAAATGTCATTAGCGATGATGACATTGAGAAGGAAGTCCAAGAAAAAGAAAACACATTACATAAAATTATAGAAAGAAGTTTCTTTATTTGGATGTATCCAAATCACAAACTAACAATTTCACAAGTAAAGGAATTGCTTAAACCATACTTCGATGATGAAGAAAAAGCCGAATGGCTTGGAGAAAAGCTAGGCCAATACTTGCAAGAATGCGTAGAAATTAGAGAAGAATATAATCAACAAAGAAAAAACTTGAAAGCCCAAGCGAGCAAGAAATAATTCAAAATCAAGAAGAAGATATATTTAAAAAATATAATAATTCTTATTACGAATATTATTGTAATTATCTTTTTCCACAAGCTTTGGAATACGGTATGAGTGCGGAAGAATTTTGGAAAGATGATCCACAATTATTCAACTCATATCGTATTTCTTTTATTAAAAGAAAAGAAAGGGAAATGGAGGAAGAAGATTACAAAAGTTGGTTGCAAGGGCTATATATTTACGATGGCAATGGGAAACTATTTGCCACATTAAGACAATTTATAAGCAACACATTGGCAAGTATGTTCAAAGGCAAAAAAGATAATACAAAAATAGATGTTTATCCTAGTAAACCTTATTTTGAATTAAAAAAAGAAGAAGAAGCTAAAAAGAAAAAAGAACAAGAAGAAAAAGAAAGAAATAAAAAATATGAAAATTTTGAAAACTCTCTAAAATATTATGGAGCAATGAAACAAAGATATTTAGAAAAGCTAAAAAACGAACAAGAGAAAGGAGAGTAATATAGATGAACAATGAAACTGAAGTAAGCATAAAGTTTAAGAATACGATTACGAATGAGAATAAGCTAAAAGAGTATGCTAAAACTTTACAAAAAATACATTCCGTTTTGTCTAGCATAGAGCAAGGCAAAATTAAACAAATGGAAGATAGTTCTAAAGAAATGGGCAATGTTTCAAAAGAAGCCGAAAGAATGGCTAAAAGAACAAATACCGCATTTGATTATAGAACTTTGCGACTATTTGCGGGTTCGCTATCTCGTGTATATAGCGGTTTAATTAAAGTTACACAAAAAAGTAGTGAATTTTTAGAAAGTTTCAACTTATTTCAAGTTGCGTTTAATGGAAGTTATACCGAAGCCGAAAAGTTTATTAACAAGATGAGCGAAATGTATGGTCTTGATGAAGCTTGGCTTACAAAAACAACTTCTTTATTTAAACAATTAGCTAATGCTATGGGTATGGGTGCGGAAACAGGTGAAAAGTTATCTAAATTATTAACGCAAATGTCCGTAGATATTTCTTCTTTATATAACCTTGATGTCGATAAAGTTCCTCAAATTTTACAAAGTGCTTTAGCAGGCCAAACAAAGCCCGCAAGAAGATTAGGAGCGGATATAACACAAGCAACATTACAAACGACATTAGGTAATCTTGGTATAGACCAAAGTGTTGCAAATTTAAGCTACGCCGAGAAAAGATTATTAATTGTTATTTCTTTAACACAACAATTGACAAGGGCGACAAACGATTGGGGTAGAACATTAGAATCTCCTGCCAACCAAATGAGAATATTAAGTGAACAATTTAATAGGTTGACAAGGGAAGTTGGTAATGTTTTCTTACCAATATTAGCAAAAATTTTGCCTTACTTAAATGCTATATTAATGGTATTAACCGAAATCATAGCTATTATTGCTAGATTATTTGGTTATAGAAAAGAGGATTATGACTTTTTTGAAGAAATGGCCGATGACATTTACGACTTTAGTGATGGCGTAGGTGAAGCCGCAAGTGGCGTAGAAAAATTAAAAAGAGGATTAAGAGGTTTTGATAAATTAAACAATATTACAACTCCAAGTGCTAGTAGCACAAGCGTAGGCGGTGGTGCTGGTGGTATTGATCCAAGATTAATGAAAGCTTTCAATACCGCATACGATGAATACTTTAAAAAAATATCTAAAGTAGAAATGAAAGCAACAAAAATAAGAGATAGAATAATGGAATGGCTTGGTTTCGAAAAGAAAATCGATGAAGAAACCGATGATGTTTATTTCAAATTTAAAAAAATAACGGGTGGTACTGTGCTTGGTGCTTTAATAGCGGGCGGTACTATCTTTAATGGAATAAGAATAATATATAGAATGCTTAAGTCTATTGGCTTATTAAAATTGCCAATCATATCCCAAATATTTGGCTTAGGCAAAAGTGCTAAAGCTATGGAAGGCGTTGGGGATGTCGCAGGAGCGGTTGCTAAAAATGAAAAGGCATTTACATTACCTTCATTTAAAACAATATTAAAGGGTATAGGAGAAATTGCTTTAATAATTGCAGCTTGCACGGCTATCGTTGCGGCTTACGGAGCATTATCAAAGATACCTGGCTTTAATCAATTTATGCAAGAAGGCGTAAATTCATTAATACTAGTGTTTAAAGGAATGGGAAGTATCGCTTTACCTCTAGCGGCTATTAGTGCTTTAATGGCGGGCTTAGGTTTGTTGAGTGAATTAATATACCCAGGTATAGTTGCTATGGCTGCGGTTATAGGAGCTTCTACTTTGATAATTGCCGCATTTGGTGGGCTTGCTAAAATTAGTGGCATTAATGAATTTTTAAATGGTGGTATTGAATTGCTTTGCTTACTATTCGAAGGAATAGGCAAAATAGCGGGCGTGTTAGTTGGCGGCTTTATAGAAGGTGTCAATGCGGGCATTCAAAAAACTTTAGAAAATTTTGGAACTTCACTATCAACATTTATTGTAAATGCAACACCATTCCTAGATTCGGTAAGCAAATATGGGGTAGATACATTCGAAGCTATGAAAATGTTAGCTTCCGCTTTACTATCAATTACCTCTGCTAATTTATTAGAAAGTTTAACGGGTTGGTTGACAGGTAAAGGTTCTTTAGAAAAGTTTGGTGAAGAATTAGGCGAGTTTGCTCCACATTTTAACAAGTTTGCTAAAAATATTAGTGGCGTTAATAAAGACACAACGACAAAAACAAAAATAGTTGCCGAAGCAATGGAAGACATAATTGAATTTACAAAGAAAATACCAAATAGTGGAGGTGCGGCAGGTTTCTTTGCGGGTGAAAACGACTTAGACATTTTTGCTAAGCAATTACCTTCATTTGGTAAAGACTTTGCCACATATTCATCTAATGTATCTAAAGCCGATAAAAATGTAGTAGAAAACTCTAAAAATGTTAAAGATGCAATGGATCATATTATTTCCTTTGCTAAAAAAATACCAAACGAAGGTGGTGTTGCGGCATTCTTTGCAGGCGACAATGGAATAAAAGAATTTGGTAAAAACCTAGCTTCGTTTGGTAAAGATTATCAAAATTATTCAAAGAGCGTTAATGGCATAGATGTTAATAAAATGAATAGTGTTTCAGACACAATAGGCAAAATTGTTGATTACTTCAAAAAAATCAAAGACAATAAGTTGGTATCAACAATTAAAGATTTTAGTAAAGAACTTAAAGATTCGGCAAACAACATAAAAACATTCTTCAACAACGCCTTTAGTTCTTCAACCGCAAGCGATATAGGTTGGAACTTTGGTAAAAACCTAGCTAATTCGGTTTCTAAAGGTTTTAAATCTCAAAAACTTCCAACATTAAGCATTACAAACAACAAAGGTGGAAGTTTAGGAGAATACACTATTAAAGCTTATGCAAGCGGTGGTTTGCCTCCTGTCGGTCAATTGTTTATGGCGAATGAAAAAGGACCTGAGTTAGTTGGCCAAGTTGGAGGGCAATCATTTGTTGCTAACCAAAATCAAGTGCTTGACTTGTTAGACAAAAAAATAGGTAGTGCAAATAAAGGCACTCAAGTTTATAATATTTATTTAGACCAAGATCATAAACTAGGAACTTACACATTAGAGCAATTACAACAAATGGCAAAGTCTAATGGTAAGCCATTAAACATTTATTAAGGAGATGATGAAATATGTATATACAAACACCTTATACAAAATATTTAGCAAATGTTGAATATTATTCGAAAAGTGGAAACACTTATACATTGCTTGTTGCAGGAACGGATTATACTGTTGGCAACAATATAAGCGGAACAATATATAACAAATTTGATTACGACAAATTATATATAAGAGCTTGGGGAAGTAGTGGTGCATATCAAGAATTTCCTTATCAAATTGCGGGCATAAACACTTTACCTGAACACGAAGGCGGAGCTAACGATGTCGATTTAGATGCCTATACAAATACGGCGGGTTATACAGTAAGAAATCGTGTTAGACACGATGTCGCAACATTAGAGTTTAGCATTCCAACAATGTTTGGAAACGAACTATTTGCATTGTTTGATATGACAACTAATGTATGGTTGGATTGCTTCTTTTTCTACGAACCCGCTCATACATTTTCAAAGAAAAAAATGTATAGAAATGCAAGCGTTAAGTATCATAAATATTAT